AGGAACAAAATATCCTGAAGACTATTATATAGATGTTAGTAAATATGAAAACAATTTAGAAGATAACAACTCAAAACAAGAAAGGTACTACAGATGAAGTATAAATCAATAGAACGAATTCAGGATAGATTAGCTATATTAGAATACTATAAAGGTATTGTAGATGGAACTTGGGGTCCTATCTCAGATGAAGCAATTAGACATGCAGTAAATGATAAAAAAGTTAAAGTGTATTTTGACTTTAATACTTTTAAGAAGCTTTTTGGAGTTAAAACATTAAACCAAGATTTCGTAGATTCTATTAATTGTTTATTTGAAGTTTTTAATAAACACAATAATATTGGAGGTACTAGCGTATTAAACGTAGCCTACCTCTTAGCTACTTCCTGGCACGAAACCGCTTATACGATGCTTCCGATCAAAGAGTATGGAGGTTATAAATATTTATCTAAGTATGACACTGGAAGACTTGCTAGGATACTAGGTAACACCCCTGAAGCGGATGGTGATGGTGTATTCTATGCAGGAAGGGGTCACGTCATGATTACTGGTAGAAACAACTATAGAAAATTTTCAGCATTACTTAATATTGATCTCTTAAAATTCCCTGACTTAGCTTTAGACTTGAAAATTTCTGCTGAGATCTTAACTGTAGGAAGTCTTAAAGGAATGTTTACAGGAAAGCAGTTATCAGATTATATTAAATTTGGATACTCTGACGAGTTTGTTAGTGCAAGAAAAGTTATTAATGGGACGGACAAATCTCAAGCTATAGCAGAACATGCTAAGAAATTTGTTGATTGTGTGGTAATAGTATAAAATGGACTTTGAAGATTATAATTTTATAGTCTCTGAAGAATTATTAGAATATATACTTTCAAGTTATCCTTTGCTTAAGACTCCTAAGAGACTTGGTAAGGATAACTATGTTGGTTTCAATCATAAGATAACTTCTAAAGAGAACATCAATGAAGTAACTTCTATACAAGCAAAAGATTTATTTTACAAGGATATAAAAGAGATAGAGAATTATACTCTTATAAAATCAATTAAAAATAAAATAGATAAAAACTTGTATGAGGTTTTAATTCACTTTACGTTTGATTATGGTAAAAGTGTTTTAAAAAACAGCAAGTTTTATTTTTATGTAAAAGAAAATAATATAAACAAAGTCTTAGAAGAACTAGAAAAATATAAGAATTATAAAAATACTATATCTAAGAAAAATGCAAATAAAAGATCTTTTGATGTGCATTTAATAACCAATAATAGATACAAAACTAAAGATATTAATTATGGAAATAAAAAACGAAGCTCTTCTAAAAATGTTGGATTCCGCTTCTAAATTAAAGAAGCAAAAAGAATCACAACTAAAAGAAGATGATGTTAGGTTATTAGATAATTTACCAAGTGTGAATAAATCTAGTACTGAACTAGATACCACTGAAGAAGAATCTTTTATTCCTTCTTTAAGTTTAGATGCAGATGTTCCAATCACAAGAGAATCTTTATTATCTAACGTTGAAGTTAAAGAGAGGCGTTTTAGAAAAGGATCTTTAGAGACATTAAATAAAGCTAAAAGAAAAGTCGGTAGACTGACTACAGGAGCATCTGCTGCAGTACCTCTAGTCTGCCAAGGTGCTAAGTGTCCTTTTAAAGCTAGATGTGTACATGAAGACACACTAGTATTCACACCTAAAGGTTTTAAAAAGATTAAAGATTTCAAAGAAAGAGATCTAATATATTCTTTCAACTCTGAGGGTTGTTTAGAAAAAGATACAGTAACTCAAGTAATTTATAATGGTATAGAAACAACTTTTAAAATTAAAACTGAATATGGTTTTGAATTAATAGTAACTGAAGATCATCCTATACTTACTTTTATTTCTGAAGATGATACTAAAGATTATTTAAATATTAAAGATGGCTTAAAAGTGGGCTCTACAGTGTTCATTATAGACGAAAACTTAGAATTAATTATTGATAGTTTAGACTTTGGAGATATGTTTGAGGATACTATTAAATCTATAGAACCTTATAAAGCTTCAAAAGTCTACGATATAAGTGTTGAAAATAATTCTAATTTTATAGCTAACAATATTGCCGTTCACAACTGCCCTTATTTCAAAGAAGATCTTCATGAATTAGGAGAAGATTGTTTAGTTGAAGAGCAACTAGTTCAATACTGGACTCAAAAATATATAGACGAATTAGAAATAGATTACAATTCTATTTCAGAAATGATGTTAGTTTCTAGACTAGTTGAAATAGATATCTTAGATTTAAGAATGACTAATTATTTAGCTATTAACGACCAAGCACTTATGATGGAATTCATAGCTAGTGTTGACCCTCAAGGTAATGTATTATCTAATAAAGGAGTTTCAGTTGCTCTTGAAGTTAAAGAGAGACTTGAACGTCAAAAATTAAGAATACTTGAGACTTTAAATAATACTAGAGAAAAGAAAGCTAAACTTATTATAGAAACTGGAAGTGCAGTCAATAAAGAAAATTCTAAAAACTTACTAAATAAATTAGATAAATTGTATAACAAACTAAACAATAATGATGGACCTCAAACAATTGATGCTGAAGTCAGAGATGTCAATTAAGGTAATAAGATGAAACCTATAGTTACAGAAGATGATAAAAGATTAGTTGGACATTTAGCTAAAAAGAATAAACATAAAAAAATTAATGTTTACTTTAATAGAAAAAGTAAAACAGGAAAAACTAAATACTTAACTGGAAAGCATTATTCAGAAAAGAATAAGAAAGAATTTACTTATAGATCTTCGTATGAATTAAAATTCTTCTTTATGTTGGATTTAGATTCTAAAGTTAAATCTTACGAAGTAGAAACTCTAAAGATACCTTATAGAGACTATAACGGTACCAATAGAAACTATGTACCTGATGTAATAGTTTTATACAAAACGGGTAGGATAGAAGTTTGTGAAGTTAAACCTAATGCCATGTTAGATGACGCTACAGTTAAATTAAAAGCTAAGGCTTGCAAAGATTATTTTAATTTGCTATTTAAAGACAGTTCTATAAAGTATTCTTATAGGTTTGTAACAGAAACCGATTTGTTTGAAAACTCCTCTGACTATGCTTTATTCCTAAAAGATAATAATTAATATGAATATATTAAATAACCCTAATACACCTGTTTTTTCTTTAGATATAGAAACTACAGGTTTAGATCATAAGGATAATAGGATTTTAACTGTTGGGCTTTCGGGTGAAAAATATGAACAAGAATTCTTTCAAAAAGGAATTATACCTGAAAACTCAAGACCAGATAAAATTATCCCTAGGGTGTTAGCAGCTCACAGCAGAGATGGAGCTGGAGATTTTGCTAGAAAGCAAAATACCAAAGGAGCTTTTGATGAATATAAGAAAAGATTTGAATCAAAAACTATGTCTTCTTTAGATGATACTTTTAATGTACTAACTAATAATTTAAAAAATAAAGCTGGAGTTTTCTTGGTCCAAAACTTAAACTTCGAGAGTGAAGCTTTTGGTGAAGCTAGAAATAAATTAGGAGATCAAAATCTTTCAGATAATGCTAGAAGTAGATTCTTATCCAGTATTTTTGGAGTAGACCCTGAGGCATCTAAAAATTCTAAAAAAATGATCCCTCAAGATAGTCGTATAATAAGTGCTCGTAAGGATTTTGATAATGCTGCTAATGTTTTCAAACAAGCAGGAGACTTTTCCCAAGAGACTATAACTAATTTTAAAGGCACTCTTGCAAAAGCCTCTTCAAGTTTAGAATCAACTTTAAATAAAGTTGTAAAAGAGAATATAGATAAAGGTTTCTCAACTGCTATTGATTTAATGGATATTACAAAACTATATACATCTAAATTAGCTTTAAATGATGCTATAGCACCGGGTTATTTAAGCACTGGACTATCTGTTGATTACTTAGCTAAAGAGCTACTAGGGACTCCTGAGAAGCATACAGCTCTATCTGATGCTAGACAACAAAGAAAGATATTTAATATTTTAACGGATCGTATTGATAAAATAAATAAAAGTGGTGTTCTTTCTGCTGAAGATTTAGAGTATGGTGAAAACCTTATGAACTCAGATGTACATGAAAGAACTTTTATGAGTAATATACAAAACAGATTAGCAGAAGCTCAAAAGAAAAAAGGAACTTTATCAGAAGGTAAAGTTGCATCTATAATATCTCAGTCTCTTGAAAACTATGAAACTATTCCCGAAAAAGCTAATTTTAATAGACTTGCTTTTGCAGAAGATATCAGAAAAACTTATCTTAAAAATCCTTCAGAAGCTTTTGCTAAAATATCAGAAATTAAAGATCAAGATCTTCTACCTGACATTAAAGCTTTGGCAGTTCCAGACGAAAGTCCTCTTCTAAGGAAAGGAGGTATGGCAAGAAATTCTAAAGTTCTTATGGGACTAACAGCCCTAGGAGTTGTTGCTATGGTAGGTTCTAACAACAGACAAAGCAAAAAAGAAGAATTAACTTCTTATGATGATCTATATGAGAATGTATACTTAGGTCAAGAATACGCTAATTGGCAAGAAAGAAATAATTCTCATAAAATGATCTATTAAAAAGGAACACTTAGATGGCGGAATTTTCAAAAGAAGAAAAAATAGCAAGAAGTTTTTCTAAAGCTCATGGTTTTAAAGAAAAAGATATATTAGAAGTAATTAAATCTAATCCTAATAATTATAAACAAGAATTAGATAGAAAAGCTTTTTCAAATATTACTGATCCTGTTAGACATAGAGCTGGCATGGAGGATAAATTAACAACTAATAACATGAGAAATTTGGGCGGAATGCCTCCTAAGTTATTTGGTGCTGTTCCTTTAGGCACTAATATAAATGGTAAAGCTTATGGTATAAAAAGTGATGTTAATAGATTTGCTCAAATGGTAGATAAAGACTTTGAAAAAAGTATAGGACATTCATTACATGGTAGAGGTGTTACTTCAGGTTATGGTCATACTAAAGCTCAGGCTGCTATGGCTTCAAGAGGAACTCGAGTAGCAGATTTTATGGGTCACATGAATCCTTTAGGTGCTTCTAGTAGGGATTCTATTATGACCTCTATGGGTTTTGCAGGTAGGGATTCCAGAATACTTGCAGCTAAAGGTAACTTTATGGAATCTATGAACAGAAGAGTTTTAGGTCCTGCTTTTGGTATGTATATGGCTGCAGCATCTTTACAATCCGATTCTCCTCTGACGGAGTATGCAACTGGTGTTGCAGTTGGTGCGGGATTACAGCAAGGTTGGAGAGCTGGTAAATCTTTTGGTAATATTATGAGCGCAAGTCACAAATTTAGAATTGCTGGAGGTCTTGTGGGTGGAGGTCTAGCTGCTGCTGTTCCTGCAGCTCTTATAATGGGTCATGCAGATATGTTCAAAAATGATTCTTTCATTGCGAAACAAGCTAAACAAATATACTCAAGAGAAACATTTGCATCTTCTAGAGATACTCAAACTTCTTTAACTATGAGACAAGCAGGATTAGAAAAATTAAGTTCCTCTTATTTAAATAATAGACAACAACTTTTAGGGAATGAAGCTAGTATCCTAAAGAATTCTCAAGCATAAGTAAGGCAAAAAATGGCTAAATTAATAGAAGTTAAAAATATAGATGAAACTCCTACAATTATACCTACAATAAAAGATGAAACAGTTCATAGTAAAAAGGACCTAAACTCTCTTGAGGTTGCAAGAATACCGTGGAGAACTTATCTTGAAATGCAGAATTACAATAAAGATAAGTATAAGATGTGTGAGATTTGCATAGCAGATCAAAAGAAAAAGTTTGGCGGAAGAACTCCTATACAATGTACCGGGCTTAGAGATTATAAACCTATTCTAGAAGAAAAGTATGATGCTGACATAATAGAAACAATAATGGAAGAGTTATCTGAAAGCGAGTTACTAGAACTTAAAGCTATATTCTCACCTGTAGACTGGTTTAGAGCCAACGTGCATGATCCTGAAACTTATACTGAACGTTGGTACCAATCTTTAACCTTAAGTTGCAGCGCTAGAAATAAGGTTTTAAGACTTGGAAGACGTTGTGGTAAAACATTTTCTATTGTAATGGATCTCATATATAGAATTGCTACTGCCTCAAGACCTATTAATATACTTGTTGCTGCTCCTCTTGTGACAATGATACATGAAATTGAAAAAGCTTTTAAAGCTTTATCTAGAGTTTTAGAACAAGAAAATTTTATAACTAAATCTAGAGCAACACCTACTTTAGAAATGACTTTCTTTAATGGCAGTGTTCTTCAAGGTATCACTACAAACGATGGTGGTAAGGCTTCTCGTGGTAAGAAAGCAGATATAATATGGTTAGATGAAACTGACTACATGGACAGAAAAGCTATCGAGGCTATCGAAGCTATTAAATTAGATAACCCTAATGTAGAAATGTTTATTACTTCCACACCTAAAGGTGAAGGTAATTTGTACGAGTTTGCGCAACAAGAGAACGTTAAAGAGTTTCATTATCCTTCTTATGTTATCCCTCATTATGATGATGCTATTGATCAAGATTTAAGAGGTAAATTATCTGAAATTGGTTTTACTCAAGAGGTTATAGCTTTATATGGTTTAGATCAAGATAGTGTATTTCAACAACACTTTATTGAAGACTCCTATGAATTATACATTCCAGAGTTTTATAATGAGTCTTTTGTTTTGAACAATAGAGATCGTTTTATCGTTATCATAGGGGTAGATTGGAACCATGACAATAATGGTACCAGAATAATTGTAGTTGGATATGATAGAGTAGCAGATAGGTTTTTCTGCGTAGAGAAAAAGAAAATAGCTAAGGTAAACTTAACTCAAGAGTTATCTGTTAATATGGTAGTAGAGTTAAATAGGAAGTATAATGCAGATCATATTATATGTGACGAAGGTTTTGGTATTGGGCAGGTTAGTGAACTAAGAGTTCGAGGTAAGGAGCAATATGGTAAAGTTCCTGCTAATCATCCAGACATAAAATTAACAAAGACAGAATCAGTTCAATTTGGTGCAACCTTAGAGATACGTGATCCTACGACTTACGAGACCTTGAAAAAAAGGACAAAACAGTATATAGTTGAGCTCGCTCAGAAACTTTTAGAAGCAAAAAGATTAGCATTAGATCCAGCCAATGATTCCGAATTAATTATGCAATTAAAGAACTATAGTATAATTAAAACAGGTATGAGAGGTAATGTATATAAAGCTAAAGATAAAAAAATAGGTGACCATGATTTAGATGGTTATATGTTAGCTCTTTATATGTTCGATAAAGTATACGGAGATTACATAACACCAAAAGCATATGAACATATCTCTATGATGCCAAACTCTAACACAGAGTTTTATGATCCTAGTAGAACAGTTCAAAAAGATGTAGCTCTATTCTCTTCTAGTAATTTATCTGGTAAGAGGAAAAGATTTAAATCTAGAAGAAAATGGTAATAACAATCCAGGATAAAAAATGGCTATTAAAACTGTAGACAAACTTAATCTTTCAACTAATGTTATAAATGGAATAGGCCTGTGTTATTTTGATCCTGAAACTGAACAATTAAACGAGTTTGGATCTCAGGAAGTTCTTTACATAACTCCTTTTGAAGAAAGTGTTAGAAGATATTATTTAGTTAAGAACTCAGATTTCATAGATAATAAAAAACCTATTTATGCTTCTATATCTGTAGTATCTAATAATAATGATATAGAATTAAAGATTGGTAAAGGGTATGAAAGATTAACAGATAAAGCAGAGTTCTATGACACTGAAATAAATAATAACCTTTTAATATTTTTTAATGAATACTCTTCAGGTATTATACCTTTAGATTTTTTCTTTAAATCAAACTCAAACCACAAAGTTGAATCAGATTTCAGTATTAAAATTAAAATAGATTAAAGGAGAAATGTAAATGTACGGTATTCAATTACTATACAGAAATGCTAAAGGTTCTCCAGTACAGATAACTAACAACTTAGCTCAGTATTTATTTTTAGAACCTAAAGAGAAGGTAGTTATAAGATACTACTTTGTAAAAAATGGTTTGGAAGTTAATACTACTAAGTTGTTAAATGAAGTCAAAGAAACACAAGTTGTTAGTGTCAAATTAAGAAAGCCTGTGTCTACAGTTTTATCTAAGATTTCAGATTTTAAAGAAGTTGTAGATAGGGAAGAAAGTGCAATATACTTCGATGTAGACTTCAATGAGGGAGACACTACTTTTCTAGACGCTTTATTTGAATCCAAAGTTGAAGAAAGACTTAAAGTAAAAATTTATACTATAGATTCAGGTGCAGATTCTTTTGAGAATGAAAATACAGTTACAGACGGTCCCGATGCTTTTGTTAAAGTTGTAGATATAACCCTTACTCCTGAGTTTGTATTTTATACTTACGTTTACAGGAGACAAGGTAGATTAAAGAAAGCGCCTTCTCAAATAAGATATGAATCTTTAGCTGAGATTATGAGTATTAGATTGTTAGCTGAAGGTCACCCTGACGCTAGTTTTGATAAGACTCTTATCACTAAAGGTTTGATTGATGCTGGTTTTTTAATAGATTATTCTGCAGATAGAATTTACAGAGATATAAATAACAAAAAGATTAATATAACTTTAGAAGAGTTTGGTAATATTATAAAAGAGAATGCTTCTCCTACTGAGATTTTGAATCTCCTTAAAACTAAAGATTTACTGTTATCTGAACATCAGTTGATTTTAAAAGGAGAACAGGAATTAGTATCTTGTGACAGTGTTTGTTCTTTACCAGAAGCTAAACCTCTAGCTATTGTAGATGAAAGGATTTAGTATGGCTATAAAAGAGTTACCTCAGAAAGAAGTTTCTATGGAAGAGTTAGCTGAACTTTTAAAAGAAGGTCAGAAATACTTAGGACAGTTAGATGAAACTTTAAAAGATATTAGAGTTCCAGTTAGATATATTAACCCAGAAGTCTTAGAATCTATTAAGTATATATTTGGACCTGAGTATATAACAGGTGATACCTCATACATTACGTATGACATGTTTCGTGAATGTATGGTTATTCTTAGAAATGTAGGTAGAGCTACTGCTGCTGAATTCATAGGAGGTTAATATGATAAACACATCTGCCCCTTTATTTGGAACAGAAACTTACAGAAATGAAATATCAAGACAACAGGCGGAGTTATACTCACGCCTTTATGCGTATGCAGCAGAAGATTTTGTAGCTCACCCAGACTTAAAAGAATTTGTAACTTTAACTATACAATGTATAGAGGCTATGCAAAAACAATTAACTTCTTTAAACAGTACTCTATCTACACATACTCATAATGTTCCACCTCATACGCATGCTATAACTGCTCACACGCACATATGCCCTTCTGGTGGAGGACCTTCTTCTCCTAACGGTGTTGGTATAATTACACAACCAACACCTCTTCATTCAGAAGCTCCTGTTCAATCTGGAGCTATAAAATGGAACTTAGTGTCTCTTCCTGTTTTTGTTAATACTACAGGTACCATAGAGAACTTAGAAGGGAATAAAGTTATAGAAGGTCCAACGAAGGTTGGTCCTGCAGCTATATACAGAAGAAGAATGAAAACACCAGAGATTCTTAATACAACTGTCTCAATACCTCCCTTACTAAAAGTAGATTTTAATTAATGCTTACAATTGAAAATTTAAACTCTAACACTGCTAGTGAAAAACATAAAGTTTTAGCTCATGCTCAAACTGTTGCTAACTTCTTTGTAGAGGCTATTGATCAAAATGACTGTAACGTAAAAGTCGTTATGGGGTTCTATCAAGAACTAGATGATACTATAAACTCTATTCTAGATTTGGATAAAGCTTTTAACCCCACTGAAATTAAGTGGTATAAGCATCCTAAAGAGGCTCCTTTAAAGATAGAAGACTTTCTTGAAGAAGAGAGTCCTATAGAGTCTGAATACGCAGTAGAAGCTGCTATTAAAGCTTTAAAGGATAGATGCTTTGATTGTAAATTATCTCTACCTAAAGTTAATTTTCATAATGATTTAAACTTTTTATTTGAAAAATTAGGACTTCAATTAGAAGTCTTTAAAAATGTTTTCCAAAAACCTCATAGAGATAACTTTTGTCACTTAGCCTATGGTCTTCAAAAAACTTGTATACCTGATCTTATAAAAATGATAGCTATGCTTTTAACTGCGTACGCTGCTGTAATGGCTTTAAGAAAGTTCCCTAGTTTTAGTTTGAATGTGTTTATAAAAGGCATTATAAGTGCTTTACTTGCTCAAGTAGTTGGCAGTATTAATATAGCACTTGACATGAATTCCTCAGGTCTTCCTTGTTTATTATCAGTTTTAGAAGAGCTCGCTTCTAAAGTTCCTACTAACGATTCTTTATACGAAGGTTTGACAGAGGAGCAGAGAGGAGATTCTTGGATTAAAGATTACGTACCTCTATCTATTTACGAACAAAATCTTCAAGAGAGAGTTGAGAACAAAGAAATAACTGCAGAGTTTGCCGCTATTAAATTAGAACGTTATAGAAAAGCAAACGATCCTGTTAGGTATTATACTAAAGCTTTAGAGGAACAACTAGGTGCCGAAGAAGCAGAAGTTTCAAGTATCTTTGGATTTGTTAATTCTGTAGTAGAAGGGGCTCAAGGAGATATAAACTCTTATATTGATTCTATTCTGGGAGTTATTAATTTCTTTGAGTGTGAAGGTAAAAGATCGGGTTCAGATTTTACAGAGATACTTGAATATATCAATGACCTTAACAGAGTTATTAATATGTTGAGTTCTTTAATTGGTTTGTTTTTAAAGAAAGCTTTAAATTTAGATTTATGTAAAGATGAAAGAAGTCTTAAAGATATAGAAGAAATTTTACAAGACGCTGTTATAGAACCATTAACTCCAGAAGACTTGAAAGATATTATAGAAGATTTTAATGGATTAGAAGGTCAAGTTACAGATGATGGTCTTGCTGTCCTATTATATGACAAACCTAAGAAGTCTATGTTACCTAAACTAACTCTTCTAGGATGTAACTTTAGAGAGTTTGCAGAAGCTCATAGATTAGATAACTTGGTAAAAACTACTATCTCAAATTTTATAGAAGATAATAAAACTAAAGATAATGCTGATAGAGATATGGTTTTTGGTGATTTGGTTTGGTCCGATTTTGGAAACGTTGTGTTCCCAAATAAATCTAACTCTGAAACTATAAATTCAAACAAAGAAGAAGATAAGTATACAAAGTATTTAAAACCTATAAACATAAGAGATAAGAATAAATTATCAGATAAATTAAACAATAACCTAATTACAAACATATATCCAAATTTAACTGATAAAGATATCTCTGGTGTTAGAGACGTCATTAATAACTACTTTAACGGAAACCAAAACAATTATTTCAATGTAACCAATAATATAATAAATAACAATTTCACTTTCAACGAAAACTACTACACATTTATAAACAAAGTAGATAATGTTAAAGATTATACTGATAAAGTTATTGATAAAATAGAAATATCTTATACTCCTATAGAAGACACTTTAGGCGGTTTTAACGACTCTCTTGACGACCTTCTTGATTTTATTTATAATAATCCTTTTAAAGATAATACTGATGTAGAAATAGAGTCTATCCCTGGCGTCATTAATAAAGATGATAAAGGTAACCTTAATTTAAATAGTGTGTTTAAAAATAACAATGAAGAATTGAAGAATCAGCAAAAACAGTACTCTCCTAATCTTACAGAATGTAGAAGTGTTGAAGATGTGATGTCCGTTCTTAATAACATAAAAATATAAGGTCCTAGTAATAATGATACACGAGACTAATAAAAACTTTTACACTTCTAACGAAAGACTTCTTTCCAAAGAAGATGCCTTTATGCCTGTAATGGACACTAAGGGTAAGCTTATAAAGATAAAAAGTCATGATTATTCTAAGGTAGAGTCTAACCCTTTTGCATCTAGTTATAAGTGGAATCGAGTTAAAAACTTCTACACAAATAGAGGATTTGAGTATGACTTTGCAGAAACTAATAGAATAGTAGATACTGAAGCATTAGTTTCTGCAATATTTAGAAGAAAGAAATACCTAATACTAAAAGAAGATCCAATTCTTAAAGCTGAGAATAAAAGAAATATAGATTATATAAATAAAAGACTTCTAGAGATGGAGTATGTTAGTGAGATAACTTTCATAGAACTTCTAGAAGCTATTACTCAAAGTCTTTTATTCTATAATAATGTATTTATACTAATAAATAAAAGTTTCGCTTCATCTTCTGGTAACAAAGTTGAGAAGAAAGATCCTATAGCTTCTTTACATGTATTATCACCTACGAGATTATCTCCAATAGAAAATGAGTTAGGAGATGTAATAGGTTATACATATAAAAGTAAAAAGAATGGTCAATACCTTCACTTCCCTAAGGATATGGTATATCATATACACACTGATAAAAAGATTGATGTTTCAGTTGGAACACCTCCTTTAGAGGCTGTTAAAGATGATATTTTATCTCTTAGACAAATCGAAGAATCTATTGAAAGACTTATCTATAAAAATGCATCTCCTTTACTACACGTACAAGTAGGTACTGATGATCTACCAGCTCAAGTATTACCTAATGGTGAGAGTGAAATAGATTATTACAATAGGTTAGTCTATAATATGGAAGATGAAGGTGGTTTAACTACCTCTCATAGAGTTAAGATAAACTTACTCGGTTCTGAATCTCAAGCTTTAAGAATTAAAGAGTATGCAGAATACTTTAAAGGTAGAGTTCTTGCTGGACTCAAAGCGTCTTCTTTAGACATAGGGGAAGCGGGTTCTGTTTCTGCTGCTGGTGCTGATTATATATCTGATGTTTTAAAACAAGATGTAATCTCATATCAGAAAATATTAGAAAGATTTTTTACAAATAAACTATTCAATGACTTACTGTTAGAAGCGGATTGGTATAAATCTGAAGTAAGAGTTTTAAGAGAAGACGAAGTCCAACTTAAACTTTTAGACTCAAATATCGATGCAAAAATAAAGTATGAATCTCATTTAGCTAATCTAGTTAGATTTGGTTTAATGGATAGAGAAGAGTTTGGAAGAGAAACAGGAAGAAAATTGCCACCTGTTCAGTTTACACCAGAAGAAAATTCTGGTAAGATCTCAAACAATAGTGGTAGTGGTACTTTTTCTGCTGTAACTTCACCTCAAAATCAAAATAGCACAGCTATAGATGTTGAGTATCAAGTTCTAGATGAGATAATTACAGAGAAAGAAGAAGGTAAAACTTTCTTTAAGTTATACTTCTATATAGAGGATAATTTTAAGGATGTTTTAAATGCCTCCGTTTCTATAGAAGCTTTAGCTAAAGACTTAACTTCACTTATAGATAAATACAAAAATTCTGGTTTAGATACTAGAAGTGTATCTAAGATAATTAATTCAATGCTAGAAGAAACTATCTTAAATAATTTAGAGGTTTAGACTAAATGCTTACAAAGAATATAAATAATACTTTAAATGATTTTTATCAAGAGATAGATGTCAGCATCAATAACTCAGAAGAAAACTTTGATATTGATATCTCTGATAGTGTAAAATCAATTTATGTTAAGATTGAAGCTGCAAGATCAGGTAGAGTGAATAAGAACTTTTGTATGTATACCCCAAGGGCTATGGATCAAGGTGTTCACAGTTTCATTTATCCTTTCAATAAACATTTACAAGCAAAGCATAACGGTGAAGCTGTAGGTGTTATTAGAGAAGCAGAACACGTTAGAGAATTTTTCCCTAACGCTTCGAAAGATTTTTTAAAAATAGTCTCTGATGTTAATAAGTACTCAGAACAATCAGATGGACCTAATCTAGTTCTAGCTATAAAGAGACTTATAGAGACACCTGAATACTCTTCAGGTGAGTACAGAGGTTTAGGTATCGCTAATATATATGGAGACATATATGATTCTAATATGATACATGAGCTTAAAGTGCAAGATAGAAGTAGAGGTAAGGTTTCTATAGGTGGTAAATCTAAAGAAGTTTATTGCTCTGTTTGTACTTCCAAAGTAACTAAGAGACATAAACATAAGAAAGGTAATTACTATAATAATGAATTATGTTTTTACATCAACAACGATCTTTATTTAGACCATTGTGGTTTTGTGACGACTCCTGCAGATACTTATACTAGCACAGAGATAGTTCAGGACGATGAGTACGATGGCTTAGAAGTAGATATTATAAATTATAAATTAACAAATTCTGTGGAGAATTTAATGAAATTAGATGATCTTAAAACCAAAGCAAAAGATCTAGATGCTGTTAAAAAGATTATTAAAGAATCTTTTAAAGATGAAGCTGACGCTGAACTTGCTGCTTCGATCTACGAAGGCAATCTAAAGAGCTCACGTTCTACGCATTACCTATTAGCAACTGATAGTATTTTAAACTTAAGAGGACCAGTAGGTATTCATATCGCTGAGAATCTATTAGCTGAACTAGATGATGCAGATGAAAATAAACCTTATTTGAAGGAAGTCTTGCAAAATGCAAAAGATTTGCTTAAAATAGAGAATACAGACGAAGCATTAAAAGAACTTTTAGAAAGCAAAAAAGAAGACGCTTCTAAAGATAAAGTAAAAACTCCTGTTGAGGAAGTTACATCTGATAAAGAAGATGTTAAACTACCAACTGC